AAAAGGTCTAAATGAATCATACGTGAATGATTATATTCATGAATGTATTACAATTTATGAGAATAGTCTTAATAAGATTAAATCTTCTGATTTACAGATTTTAAAAAATTGGGTGAACAAAGTTGAGACGACTAATGAATATGAAAATATTGATAACTTATTCTCAAATGATGTTTTAACAATCGAATCAAGAATTAAAAGTAAAAAAATAATTGCGGAATCTTTAAAAAGACCAAGACCAATTGAAAAAGAAATTGTTAAACTCCCTATGAGTACGATGATTAGTGTTGCAAACAAAACAATTCAAAATTACATGGAGTCATTAAATGAATCTGAGAAAAAAGAACTAATTAAATTTTTAAACTCGGATGATAGTGAATTAAAAAATAATTTTGATTCTCTAAAAGAAGGTGTACTAAACAAATTAGAAAATCTTAAAGAGGGTTCTGATTCTGAAACTATGAACAGAATAAATGAAACTATCAATAAAGTTTCCGCTGAGAAATACGACAAGTTAACTTATTTCAAGTTAAAAGGATTAAAAGAAAATCTTTAATCTTGATTGTCCCCAAACTTCTTCTGAACATATTTTGCTTTAGAAATTTGGTTTCTGCGTTTTACTGACGGCTTAACAAAAGTTTTACGGTTATTTAATTCAGTCATTTGTCTTGTTTTAATGACCTTACTTTTGTATTCTTTTAGAGCTCTCTCTAAATTGTTTTTTTTAACGGTGATAATCAACATATATATACAAATATCCACAAAGATAATAAATTTTGACTAATCACACAAATATTCTTATTTTTTAGTAAAATAAACAGAAAAATATGAATATTAATGAAAAAGGGGAAAACCTCTCGAATCCAAGGATTCAAAACAGTCAAAGTACTATACGGTACAGTAGACTCAGTAAATTTTAAATCACTCTATTTAAACATTCAAACTTGGGTAGACCCCATAAAAGATTCTGAAAATTGGAATCGTATTGTTCTTAATTTTAGTAGGTCAATTAAACATGTAATTTATGAAACATTAGACAGGTCTTTTTTTGATGACAAATTTATCGTTGACTTAGACTTAAGGTCAAGTGGTATTACAGTCGGGAAAAAATCCTTTTTGAATTTAGAAATTAATTTATACCTTAAAGAGTTAATCACCGACTTTAAATCAATTAAACTACGAGATGAATTAAAACAAATGGTAAAAAATGTTATACAACATGGTTTTTCTAAAAACGACTATTTTAAATTTCATTTAACTAAAAACGGTAAAACAAAGGAAAGTAAGGTAAAATTAGAAACTCATTAATATTTATTATTAAAAATAGACAATGAGTTTACAAATTATACAACCTGGCCAAACAGGAAAAGGGATATTGATTGAGTATGATGCAGGATATATAAATCCTAAAACCGACAATAATCAATATATCATGGAATCTAAAAATCTTTTGGATTACTCAAAACCATTTGAGTTTTATGCGGTATTACAAAAATACAATACTCCAAATAGAAACGGTAGAATTTACCCTGAAAGAATTTTAAAAAGAGAAGCTGAAAACTACAAAAAGATGATTCAGAAAGGTACATCACTTTCTGAGTTAAACCACCCTGAATCATCTTTAATTGACTTAGATAGAGTATCTCATATTATAACTGATATATGGTGGGACGGACCTGTACTTATGGGAAAACTTAAACTATTAACAAGTCCTGGTTTCCATGAAAGAGGAGTTTGTTCAACTAAAGGAGATTTAGCTGCAAATTATTTAAGACAAGGTGTTACATTAGGAATCTCTTCAAGAGGGGTTGGTTCACTTAAAAAAGTTGGGGAACAAAATGAAGTTCAAGATGATTTTGAATTAATTTGTTTTGACTTGGTATCATCCCCATCCACCCCAGGAGCTTATCTTTTCTTAGAACCCGATGGAAGACATCAGTTTGAGGAGAACTTAGAAGAAGAAAATAGAATGAGGGCAGAAAGAGAAGTTGGACCTTCAGCAAACAAATCTCTTGACTTAATGAAAAAATTATCCGATTATTTAGGATATTAAAAACATTTTATTATGGACGAAAAATATTTCATTGCAAGAGTTACCATCGACATGGTTGACGCAGAATCAGGAAAAGTAAAAAAACAAAAAGAAGAAAAGTTGGTTAAGGGTTATAATCCAACTGATGTAGAAGCAAAAGTAACCAAGGTGTTCGAACATTATACTCAAGATTGGAGAATAACCGCGATTGTTGAAAGTAAGATTGATGAGGTGATAGAATAATTTAAATTTCAATAATTTAATAATCAATTTTAAAAAGGAGGTCTTTGACCTCCTTTTTTGTTTTTCCCAAAAAAGGAAATATTTATATACAAATAAAAAAACTAATTCTGAATAAAGTCAAAAAACGACTTTTTTAGGAATTGGTAATATTTATATATAAAAAATCAACACGCAAAATGGCAAAAGAAAAATCTTTAGTAGAAGAAGCAATCATCCAAATGAAAAATTTGGAAGAAGCGGTTGCTGAAAACGCAAAAGGAATACTTGCTTCAACAATGAAGGAAGAAATCAAAGAACTAGTAAAAGAATCTCTATCTGAACAAGAAGAAGAAGATGCAGAGGTTGAAACAGATGTTGAAATGGAAGAGCCTGAAATGGAAGAGCCAGAAATGGACGACGAAGAAGGTGAAGACATGGATACTGATAATGAAGACGAAGATATGATGGCCATGGACTCTATGGACACAATCGACTTGACAGGTCAATCCGATGAACAAGTTCTTCGTGTATTCGAATTGATGGACCCTGAAGATAAAATCATCGTTAAAAAAGACGGTGCTGGAAATATTAATCTTAAGGATAACGAAACAAACAAAGAATACATGATTGTTCAAGAAGGAGAAGAAGAGGAAATGTTCGAAATGTGGGACGAAGAGAACGAAGGTTATGAAGAAATGGACGAAGAAGATGAGTCTATTGAATCAATCGTATCGAAAGTTTTCGGAGATGAAGATGAAGAAGATATGGATTACGAAGATGAAGAGGACATGGATTTCGAAGACGAAGAAGAAATGGACTTCGAAGAAATGATGGAAGATGAAGACGAAATGATGGAAGAAGAAGAGTTCTACGGTGACGCAGACTTAGAAGACGAAATGATGGAAGGTATGGATTCAGAAACAATCTACGAAATTTCTTTTGAGGATGACGAAGAAGATATGGAAGAAGAAATGTATGAAGAAGACGACTACATGATGGAGTCTAAAAAAACAGTTAAACCAAAAGGCGTTGGAATCGGAAAAGGTCCTAAAAAAGACATCTATTCTAAAAATCCTAATACAAGTGGAGGTTTTAAAGTGGTTAAGAAAAAATCTGACAAGACTATGGGTACAGGAAACGCTAAGAAAGTTAACGTTTACAAAGATACTGAAACTCTTGACGGTGAATTCAAACACAAACCTAAGAAAATGGAGACTAAAGAAGCTTCAAGAACTTATGGTAGTGGTTCTAATTTCAGAAAGGGTGGTTTACCAAAACCAAGAGCTCATTCAAAAGCAAACACCGCAATTAAAGAAGGTGAAACTTTAAGAGAGTTACAAATCCTTAGAGAGAAGAATGAAGAATACAGAAAAGCACTTAACATCTTCAGAAACAAACTAAACGAAGTTGCGGTATTCAACTCAAACTTAGCATACGCTACACGTTTGTTCACTGAACACTCAACATCAAAACAAGAAAAAATCAACATTCTTAGAAGATTCGATGGAGTTGAAACTATTAAAGAATCTAAGAATTTGTATAAGACCATTAAAGATGAGCTTTCAACTACGACAAGTCAACCAATGAATGAGTCTATCGAACGTGTAATTGAAAAAGCACCTTCAACAGGTTCAGCGGTTAACTTAATTGAGTCAAAAACTTATGAAAATCCTCAATTCCTTAGAATGAAAGATTTAATGGGTAAACTAAGATAATAAAAATAAACTAAACTAAAAACAAAAAAACCAATAAAATGGGAGCATTATTAGAATCAGGTCTTGTTGGTAACATAGGTCTTAAGCACCTTAAGGTTATCAAAGAAGATACAATTAACAAATGGGACAGATTAGGGTTCCTAGAAGGTCTTAAAGGCCACCTAAAAGAAAACGTAGCTCAGTTATATGAGAACCAAGCGTCTTTCCTAATCAATGAAGCAACTTCTGACGGTAGCTCAGGTTCATTCGAAACTGTAGTATTCCCTATCGTTAGACGTGTATTCTCTAAATTATTAGCGAATGATATCGTTTCTGTACAAGCTATGAACTTACCTATCGGTAAATTGTTCTACTTCGTACCTAAAATCCAAGGTTACTCAGGTGGTACTGCAGGAGATTTCAGTGGTGACCACTACGCTCCTATCGGTTCTCCTGGTAACTATCCTGGTGACCCATCAAATGGTTACACAGGGGCAGGAGCTTACGCTAAAAACCTTTACGATTTATTCTACGAAGGTAACGAACCTGAATTAGACCCTCCAGGGTTGTTTGACTACTCTAAAGGTCGTTGGTCAGCAGTTACTGTTAATGCAGACGTTGTAGTATGGGAAAATGGAGTATTAACACCTCTTTCAGCTACTACAGTAGACCTTGATGGTTTAAATGTAAGAAAACTTATCGTAAGACTTTGTGGTTTCGCACCAGACGGTCTTGGTAAAATGATTGGTCCTGATGGTAACGAGTATGACACAGAAACTTTCTTGTCTGACCTTCGTTTATTTGCGTCTAATGAGTGTGATTTAGTGAGCACCGCTTCAACTTGTAATCCATTCTATGTAGATGGAGATACTTCAAAACCAAAGTCAATTCTTTTCCGTGTTGTTACACAACAATATGGTCAAGGTATTGTTAACGGTCTTTACACTAAACGTGCAACTGCTACTTGGGCTGACAAAGGAAACGGTGGTACTTATCAAGACATTTGTACTCCTGACGGATGTATCTATTTAGAAATGGATTTATCTTGTCCAGTATGTGCAACATGTGGTGATGGTACTTTAGATGGTTACACAGGAACAACATTTGCTGATGGGGCTACTGCGGCTCTTACAGGAGATACATGTTTAACTGCGGTATTCAGACGTTACGAAGAACTTGAGTTCGAAGATAAGATTGGTGAGGTATCTTTTGACCTTCAATCAGTAACAGTTACTGTAACTGAAAGAAAGTTAAGAGCTCAGTGGTCTCCAGAACTTGCTCAAGACGTAGCGGCATTCCACAACATTGACGCAGAAGCTGAGTTAACGGCTCTTCTTTCTGAACAAGTTGCGGCTGAAATTGACCGTGAAATCTTACGTGACTTACGTAAAGGAGCGGCTTGGAACCTACGTTGGGATTACAACGGATGGAGAAGAGTTCAAGGTTTAACAACTTCTTACACTCAGAAAGATTGGAATCAAACATTGATTACTGCAATCAACCAATTGTCAGCACAAATCCACAAGTCTACACTTCGTGGTGGAGCTAACTGGATTGTTGTATCATCTGAGGTTTCTGCAATCTTCGACGATTTAGAATACTTCCACGTATCTAACGCGTCTCCTGAGCAAGACCAATACAACATGGGTATTGAAAGAGTTGGTACTCTTGCAGGACGTTACCAAGTTTACCGTGACCCTTACTTCCCACCTAACCAAGTGTTAATCGGGCACAAAGGAACATCATTGTTAGACACAGGTTACATCTACGCACCGTATGTACCTCTACAATTAACACCTACAATGTACAACCCATTCAACTTCACACCTATCAAAGGTATTATGACAAGATACGCGAAAAAGATGGTGAACAACCGCTTCTACGCACGTATTACTGTTGATGGTGTTCGTACATTTGATTTACAAGAATTGAGATAATCAAATCTTTAAATAAATCTTTAAAAGGTCAGAGAAATCTGACCTTTTTTTATTATTAAAATTAAATAGTTGTTTTTTTGTAATAATATAATATATTTATATTATATGAATAAGATTATCCCCACAGAACAAGAGATTACTGAAATAAAAAAAATGTTCGTTGATGAACTTAAAGGATTGCGCGAAATATCTAAAAAGTTTGGTTGGTCTACGTTTACAATTAGTAGAATATTAAAAGAGAATGGTGTTAATATTAAAGGGAGCGGAAGAAAATTTTTAGGAGGTAAAAAAGTTTCTGATAAAAAATATCGAGAAAAAAATAAAACAAGACTTTCAGAAAGTCACCAAAAATGGTCTAAAGAAAATAGAGATTATCTTAATGGATATCATAAAGAATGGAGAGATAAAAATATAGATAGACATAGAAAAAATAAAAGAACTTACGAAAAAACTCGTAAAGCAAACGACCCCATTTATAAATTAATTAATAATTTCAGAACTGCAATCTACCAAGTATTAAAAGAGAATAATGTACAAAAGAATGGTCATTATTTTGAAGTTCTAAAATATTCTCCTGAAGAACTTATTGGTCATTTGGAAAACCAATTTAAAGACGGTATGACATGGGGTAACTATGGGGAATGGCATGTCGACCACATATTACCTATTTCAGTGTATAATATACAAGAAATTGGTGACGAAGAGTTTATGAAATGTTGGTCACTATCAAATCTTCAACCAATGTGGGGAAAAGAAAATATAAGAAAATCAAATAAAATTATGGTTTAAATATTTTTTCTACAATACCATCACATTTTCTTAAATAAATTCCTGTCGGTACTTGATTAATATCAATTTTTACTCCTGACAAACTAAAATATTCGAACTCGTCACAACTACTATTTGTATCATCAGGTTGAATTGCTATTATATTGAAGTATTCTTTAACTCCATCATAATCTGTTTGACTTAACCTATAATAATTTACATGGGTTCTTACATAACTATAATCTTTATATTCGTATGATAGTGTTGTGTTTGAATTACCTGCGGCATTAATGGTTGATACTGTAATCCAATCTTGACCATTAATACTTCTTTCTAAAGTGAAATGTGAGTTATTTATTTCAGATGCGGTTGACCAAAATAATTTATTATAACTAACATTATTTGTTCCGTCAAAATTAATTAATTCAATTGGTAATGGAGTACAATCAAATATTTCATATAATTCAAAATCATCGAACCACCATTCTTCACCTGCGGCATTTACTCTTGCCAAAACATCAACGGCTATTTGTGTAATTCCTGGAGGTATTGTAAGTGTTATAACAGAATAACCATCACCTGTTGTTGTTCTATTTCCTCCCGCAACGGGTGAGTATGTGGTAAGAGCTCCGTTTGAGGTTTTATTAATTACACCATTTGTATTGTAATCCCAAAATGCGTTTGAAAATCCCCTGATTCTTATTTCTGAAGTGTACGTAACCTCACCGTCAGTTGATATCTGAACTTCAATTAAATCAGGACTTGTTCCCCCGTCAACGCCTCCTGAAGTTGCGGAAGATGAAAATTTATATGATGCAAGTCTAAATTTAAATTGATATGTACTAGTTGGGTTTAATCCCGTTATATTTGGTAAAACATACCAATTCTGTTCAATTGCAGAAGTTCCTGAACCTAGTCCATATATTGCGGCACTTGTTGTTGGAGATGTTGAGGCATTTGTATAAAACCCTGAATTTGATTGTAATAACCACCAATCCCCAAACCAATCGAATGTTTCCATTCTATCATTTGCAACTAATGTGGTACATGTTTGTGAAAATGACGTTAAACTTAACATCATTAATACTACTATTAAGATTAATTTTTTCATATTTCAAAACAACTTTATAAATAAATATAATTCATATACAAACAAATTAAATTAAGAAAAGTTTATTTGTACTTTTTTTATTGATTACGATATTTATTAATAAACAAAAATGTTATGAAGAACTTATTTTCTATAAATGAATCTGAAAGAGAAAGAATTCTTGGAATGCACGAATATGCAACAAGAAAACAATATTTAAAAGAATCTGAAGAATTGGATGAAATTGATTGGGGTAAAGTTGGAACTGCAACTGCGGCGGGAGCGGCAGGTGGAGCGGCTTTCGCGGGTGTCGGTGCTATTCCTGGAGCTATCATAGGTGGAGCAGCTAACCTTATTTATCAAGCGTTTAGTGGTCCTGGGTCAAAAGACGCGGCACAAAAAATTACACAGGGTTGTAATGCTAAAGGTGTTGGTGAAACAACAATGGATGACTCCGCAATTGACGGAGTTGTTGACCAATTATGGAACGCAATGGAAGGTTTAGGAACTGATGAGGCAGCAATCGGTAAAGCTTTTGGTTCACTACAAACAATTCCTGATTTATGTGCGGTTGTTAAAAGATATGCTGAGAACCACCCAGGATATACACTATTTAATGATTTAGATGGTGATATTGATGATGATTCTGAATGGAATAAATATGTTTATCAACCTATGATTAAATCATACAGAAGAACACAACAAATTATTAAACAAGCTCAACAACAACAAACAAATCCTGACCAATCAACAAAAGGTGGTGATGTTGCTACAAACGCACAAAAATGTGGTTGGGGTAATGATGTTGAGGGATATAAAAACTCAGGATGGAAATGTCCTAAACCAGGTTCTAAAATGCAATCAGGAGGTGGAACAGGAACATCATTAGCACCAAGAATTAAATCAGTTCAAAAACAAGTTGGAGTTACGGAATCAGGTACGATGGACCAAGCAACGATTGACGCGATTTATAATAAACTTAAATCTACACCAACAGGTCCTGCAACATCTACAAACGTTGTTGGAGGTGAAGCATAACAAAATAAAAAAATATACGACAATGAAAAGAATGACAATTTCAGAATCAGAAAAAAATAGAATCATTAATATGTATTCACCTTCCAAAGGAAGAATCAACGAAGCGACCGCAACTGAGTTACAACAATTATTAAATGATACTTTTAAAGCGGGATTAACTGTTGATGGTAAATTAGGTTCTAAAACAATTGCTGCAATCGAAAACGCATTAAAAGGTAAAACTGCAACACAAGGAGGCGAAGTTGGTAAGTTACCAACTAAACCAGCGGAACAACTTCCGACTGGAGCATCTTTAGGAACTCAACCAACTACAGGTAAAGATGGTAAAGACACAACTGCGGGAGAAGGTGCGGACTTCTAATAAAAAAATTAAATCACAATAAAAAAGGTCAGTTATAAAACTGACCTTTTTTTATGACTCTTCTTTTCCTAAGACTCTAATACACTTTGAGATTACTTCGGATTCACCCAATGAGTATACTCCTGAGTGATATGCGTGTTTAACTGCTTGTACGAGTATATAAGTTGCGTGTGGTTTGTCCATTGTACTTAAAATCGTATCTAAATGATTTTCATCTACAAGTGGAACTGTATTAAATAATTTACCGAATAGTTCTTCTTCCATTTTTTGTTTCTATGTGATATTTATAATAATAAGGAAAATAATTTGAAATGTTAAGAGATACCATTAAAAAAGTTCTTAAAGAAGCCACAAGTGAAACAGGTGCAAGAGGTTCATATAATCCTCCTTTTAGACCTGGATTTAGAAAATGGTTAAAAAATAGTTTAGACCCATTTAATCAACAAATTTCAGATTATGTTAACGCAAAAAATAATTACGATTCTTTAGACGGAATAATGAGTAAAAACAATAAAAATATTGGGGGTAAAGAAAAGATTTCTAAAAAACTAAGTAATCAAGATTTTAAAATTCAAAATAGAGAAGAAGGTGAAGACGAATTTGCGGATAAATTTAAGGTAGTTAAACAAAAAGTTAATAACAAAAAAAATGTTAGTGAATGGATTGAAATTACTGACGATTTATTAAACGAAGATTTGGCGGTTTGGTTTGGTACAAAAAAGAAACCTAAAGGTAGTAAACAACCTAAAGGTCCTTGGGTTAATATTTGTAGAAAAAAAGAAGGCGGAGGACATCCTCCATGTGGTAGACCTGAAGCAACTGATAAAGGATATCCTAAATGTAGAGCGGCAGGTGTTGCATCAAAGATGACTGACTCACAGAAAAAAGCCGCTTGTGCTCAAAAAAGAAGAGCGGAAAAAACAAATCCTAAAGGTGGTACAGGTAACAAACCTAAAATGGTGAGTTACAAACCAAGAAAAAAACAAAACGAATCTGTTGAAAGATTAGTTAGAAATGTCTTGAGAAGTTTGATTTAATTTTTCAATCTTATCTTTTATATTTCTTAGAGAGTGTTGAATCTGACGCATGATTTCAGATTCATATTCCTCTCTTATTTTTTCAGTTTTTGAATCGTACATAGTACAAATTCTATCCCAATCTCTTTCCGATAGTTTCACATCATAATGGTAAACGTGGTTAGTTACGCTGATGTTTCTATCTTCTAATATAATAAACAAACCTAATTGTTCATTTTTTATATATCTCTTCATCGAGATTGGTGCTATCAGAAATTTAGAAGTAGGGTGGGAAATTAAACTTCTACAAATTGATAGACAAACGGATTCTGCCTCAGTATTCTTTCTCTCTTCCTGTAACCACTTATACCTTGACTTTAATTTCCATTTCACATAAAATCTTTTTGTCAACCTTTTCAATCCTCTAAACATATCTTTAAATTTACAATACCACAAATATAGGAACATTAATTTAGTTATTCAAACTGATTTGTAAAATACTTAAAAATTTTTTCCAAGTATCTTCATCATTCTCATTTCGTCCTATATTAGCAGAATAACAACATAATACAACATTATCTTTTGTGTATCCCTTATTTCTGTCAATCCTATAAAGATAAAAAAAGTGGTATAAAAACCACTTATTTCTTTTTCCATTTACCACCTTTTGATTTATATCGTTTGGCGGCAGCTCCATTACAATAAGCACTTGGACAAACTTTATATCTTTGTTTTGCCCATTGTAAACAACTTTGCCAAAGTGATGGATTTGTAGGAACATTTTTTTTCTTTTTTTCAGATAACTCAGATTCCATCATTACCATTTCTTCTTCATCGTCCATATATTCATCTCCACCATTTGTTTGATTCATAATAAAATCAAATACTTGGTCCATGTTATTTTTTGCTTCCGCAATATGGTCTTGTGCCCAATCATGACCGTCTTCTAATATTCCTTCTATCGTGTCTTGGTCTAAGTCTAATAAAAGATTACATTGTCTTTCCATCTGTTCTAAATTACTAAAGAACATGTATCGATTACTCATACCTTCATGAGACTCCATTAAATCATCATTACCCTTGGCTTTATCTAAGTAATCATATGCACTATCACCATAGATATCATATAATCTTTTGAAGATTAATGCGGGGTTCTTTCTCATGTATCTAAGAACATCCATTGGGATGTAAGCTCCATATTTTTGACCAAACATAGATTTTACGTCTTTCTCTCTTGGTTGAGTACCTATTTCAGGCTCAACTGTAAAGTCAGATTCTTTAACCATTTTTTTGATTAGAGAATTAAGTTCTGTTTCTGTTAATCTAATTTTTCTTTTCATATTATTAATTATTTAATCCGAACATTCCACCTAAAGCAACTGCGTCTAACAATGTTACTTGTTGACCGTTAGGTCTTGTCCATACAGGGTGAGGAGGAACAATTAATGTTGCGGTTGTTCCTGAACCACAACAATCTTCACATATTTGACAAACCAAATATTCAGTACCCGCTGATACAGGTAATCGTTCACTATTTAATCTACATAAAGATTGATTTAGGAAGAAATCTCCAGGTTCAAATAAAGGATGTACATTATCGATAGGACAAGCATTAATCACCTGATAACAAACACCATTTTTATCACTAAGACAAGATAATGGTAGTGAAAAAGGAAAACCTACAATTCGATACCATACATCTAAAGTTATGTTGTATTGTTCTTGTTGTAATGTTTCAGTGTTGATTAATGTAATACCTATAGTCGCTCCTGATTGACATTCTTCACAACTTGAATACACAACACCATTTGATTCTAATTTAAATAAATCACCGTAGTTTTCTACAGTGTAGTTATCAACAATTTCAAAACATAACCAATCTGAGTTACCGTATTGAGAACGGACATAATTTCCAATAATAAAAGTACCTGCTGGTGCAACTAAAATAGCCTCATTACCTGTTATACAGTCTATACAAACAAAAGATTCTACAGGAGTACTTAAACATTCTGTACAGTCATTAAAATTAAGTATACTAGGATATTCTGTTATATTTAGAAATGAGTCGTTAGTAATTGAGTTTGTATCTGTAACTTCACAACATGCGCTTAATACAGGATTGAAGAAAGTTTGACCTACAGTTAAAAGTTCATTTGTACTTGAAGACCCATTAACAAATTGATTAGATGTTTGAGTTTGGAATATTCTAACATTAGAACCAAACCATATATTATTTGACGTATCTAACGCCATTCCATAAATGCTATTAATACCGTATTGATTATCAAAATTTGTTACAGACCTTACTAAAGTGTCGGTAGTCAAATCAAAAATATAGATATGATTACAATTAACGTCAGTGATGTACAAAAGATTAGTAGATGGTTCAATTTTAATTTTTTGTTCATCTGTCACACAATTCGGACTATAATTTACGTCAACAAAACTAATTGTGGTGTAATTAAATTTGATATACCTTGAAGCATTTGTTGCAATGTAAATAGTAGTATTAATATAATCTACATCTAAAGACAATGGTTTTCCTGTTAAACCATAAGTGTTAATTAAGGTATAGCTTAAATCATAAACCTCTAGTTGTTGATTACTATAGTTTAAACAATAAATTCCTGTACCAATTCTAACAACATCAGTATATCGTGCGGATGAACTACCAAATATAATATAAGACATCCCTAAGTAACTCGACCCTCCAAAAACAGCGATGTTAGGAACACCAGTATTTGCGAACACTACATAAAATTTAGAACCAATAGGGTCAAAATAAACTTTTTGACCACTAAACAATGGAACTGATATTGAATTACTAAGATTAATATTATTATAGTCAAAAAATGTGACTTGGTTAGTCGATAAATTTGAAACACAAATAATCCCATCGGTTTCATTTATTGCAATACCCCAAGGGTTGACCAAAACTGGTACAGAATTTTCTTCCCAACTCAAAGTACCTAGATTATATTTTGCAATTCTACCTGAATTTTGAAAAACCGCAAATAATTTATTTGAGGAGTCAATAGTTATTTCTCTGGATAAAAAGTTAAAACCAGCTCCATTTGTATTAATTTGATTTACAGGTTCAAATACTTCAATTTCTTCACAAGTAACAAAATCAAATTCTATACCGTAACATTCCAAACAATCTTCACAATTATTTTGAGGGTCAAAGTTTGCAAGTTCATTTACAGTTATAGGTTCTTCAGGTGGTACAACATCAGGAAGAACTGTATAACATCCATTAGCGTTTGATAAATGTGTTGAATTATCTGGTTGAAATAATGAGGACGCCCAAACAATTTGAATTTCATCAGAATCTATACAGTTTTGTAGTTTTTTCTTTTCGGCAACATTTGCCAAACAATCATCACACTTAATTCCTGTCTCGTCTGGTTTACCCAAATCTGTCACTAATAAACCTGTTATTGCAACATCTCCAACTTGTCCTTTAACTGTTCCACAATATTGTGTAATACCAAATAAATCTGTGAAAGTAATTAAATGGTCTTGAAAACCTGTTGATGGAAATGCGATATAATATGGTTCATTAGAATCTATACAGTCATAAACCTCATGAATTATTGGTGAATTATTTAAACAATCTTGACAGTCAGTTCTTGATGAATATGATAAAACTCCTGTGGGATTAAAATCAAAATTTGATGATAAAAAACCAGATACTGAAAAACATGAAGTTAATCTAATTGACCCTCCAAAATCATCTAAAATAATCACTTCCATTAAAAAGACATCATCTATAGACGGTGTAGGGGTAATATCACCTATATTAATTATTATTTGACCATATTGACTATCAAAACAAGTTCTTAATAGGATAAAATTAGCGTTGGCTAATTCACACTCCTCACAACCTAAATAAGGAGTGCTAAATGTTAAAGAATCCGCAGGTCCTGATTGAACATCTTTAATGTTTTTTACTGAAAAACAACCAACTATTTGTTGTTGTTTTGGAGGTTGACCTGTAGTACCTGATATAAAATATGTTTGACCTACCGAAATTGAAGTTACTGAATTATCTATTAATAAATCATAACCAAAACCTTTACCACAAGGTTCTACATATACTCTTTGAAATGCCATTTTAAATTTTATTTATAAATATCTCGCTTAAGCATTTAATCCAAACATTCCTCCTAATTGTACCGCGTCTAATAAAACAACGGCATCACCGTTAAGTCTTGACCAAGTTGGATGAGGAGGTTTTATTACAGTTGCAGTTGTTCCTGATTGACAACAGTCCTCACATATCACACATACGGTATATTCAGTTCCTGCCGATACTGTTGTTGGAGGTATGTCAGGATTAAACGTTCGACACACAGGACAACTAAAATAATCTGTCACAGGGATAGATAAACGTCCTGTTGGTGGTTGAGGACAAGGTTCAACTACGGTTCTACAATAACCTTCAGCATCAACAAAACAATTGAAAATGAAATTATCATCTCGATTAAATAAAAATTCTGTATATGATGAATATGGAACATTTACAATACTAAATTCTTGAGTATCACAATTTACAGTTCTTACACCAATCTCTCTGTTACTTATACAGTCCGTACAGTTATTATATATAATTGTATCACCATTAACATCTCGTTCAGAATTGTATGTCACTCTAGGAAGTCTACCCGTACTATTAAGTTGAACACACAAAAATTCAACCTCACCATACATTATTTTTACTATGTCACCATCTTGGGCGTTCATATCCGTTAAAACTCCTACAGGTATTCCTGTTAAACATTCTGTTGCAGGAAATACTTGATATTCTAATACAGTATCACAAACACAAGGTTGTACACTTGGTAAAGATTCTGGTCTAATAGGTGACCCCGTTGATAAACCTAAAATAATACAACATTTATCTTCAAAAGGATTTATAAAAGAAAAACCATTTGGTAATATTTGATTTGTTTGAATCACTCCAGCAGGAGTTGTTGGGTCATCACAAGAAGCATATTGATATATAACTCCATTACAAGTAAGACAAGATTCGCAACTACTATGAGGTTCATAATCTAAGTACCCTACAAAACTTATAGGGTCTGATGTCTCTCCCATAATTTTAAAACAACCCCCACCTAACTCAAAATTAGTTGACTCCAAACCAAATAATAGAGACGCCCAAACTACTTGTTGGTCTGTATCATCTACACAATTTTCAATTAATACTTTTTTATTTACATTTTCTAAACAAGTATCACAACAAGATTCAAAACGACATGGACCGTAATCAGTGACAAAAGTATATGTTGCAACATTTTCAACGGTCAGACCGCGAACAACACCACAAAATTCATTAATTCCATCAGTATATGAAATTAAATGTCCTGAAGGAAAATCATAAGGTAAATAAACATACTCAATTTCGTCAACTGTCACGCAATTGGAAACTTCATAAATAAACGAAGAGACTGTTAAACAACTTTGACAGTCGGTTTGAGCAGTATAATTTAAATCATTTACAATTTGTTGACCTATAGATTGTAGTTGAGCAGTAATTTGAACATATTCTGCGGTACTTACAGTTACTATTTTAGATTTATTAAAACACCCTTTTTGTAATGTACCGTTATTTAAAAATTCTATATATAAAGCTTGTCCAGTGTCTCCTGTAGAAATTGAATAAATTTCCAAATATTGTGATTCTGTTAAAGCACTTACATTAATAAATAAAACTTCAAAAACAGTTTGGTAACATGGGTTTAATTGTATTAAACCATTATTATTACTTACACAATCATAACAACTTGTATATTGTTGTGTGGCAAATAAACCACTTCCAGGACTATCAATATTGGACACTGTCTCAACACATATTCTTTGAGTGAAAAATTGGTCAAATGGGTCAGTCATCCCAACCCAATATTCACCTGAATTTATAATGTTACCATTGAAATCTATATCTTTTTCATCTAAGTTTACACAATTTATTGAATTCGCTGCCATAACTATTTATAATTTACAATTTGAAATTTTATTTGTTTTTTATAGGTGTTAACCTCGTTAGAACTTTTAACTTGTATATCGATATAATACTCATTTGGTATTTTATCTCTTGTATCAAAAATGAAATAATACTCATTTGGTGTTCTATTTATTTTTGTCCAATCTTGAACCTGTACTTCAGTCTGACCTTCTCTAACATATATCCTATAAAAAGCCTCTACTTTTTGTAAAAGTTTATTTGTAGTATATGCCTGTTTAATTACAACCCCAACTTTTCTTATGTCAGTATTAAAGATTTTTTCATCTTGTTTAATTCCGTAATAATCAAAACCATAAAGTTTTGGTTCTTGAGATTCAGTTCCAATTTGAATTGAATTTTTAAACGGATAAAGGGTGAAATCATTTAAAATTGGATTTATTGGAAATCCATTTAAACTTAAGTTTTTCCATTTATCTGAAAATGTACATGGTGTCTTATAACTATTAAGAGCTGGTACAGTAACTTCATAAACTCCTCTTGTTTTTTTACAAGTAGGGAGATTAGATAATATTACATCGCCACCGTTGTCTAAGATGTCGACAGTAGGATTGAAGTCTAAATTAACAGGATTTCCATTATCATATAGATAAAGGTATAAATGATTAACTCTACCTAACGTAAAGTTATTTCTATCATCATCAATAAAGTCATTATAGTTTGTCTCTAAATAAGGTTCATAAAATGTTTGGGTATGACGAGTAAAGAATTGTGTTTCATATATATCAGTTAATCCTGTAATGTTTTCTAATTGTGGTTTATAAGCAATTACCCATCCCGATACGTTATTTAAAACTCCATTTAAAATATCGTTTATTTCACCTGTCATATCAAACTCGATATTTTCATCACCAAATTCAAAATGTTGTTCAGCAACCTTTGTTAATGCTGAATAATGAATGGTATTACCAGTTCCTGAATTTGTGTTGTCATATATACCATTTGTTGTCCAAACACCTAATGTTGTTGTTTGATACCAATTAGATGGTCTATCTGAAAAGTTTTTATCAAACTCACTATAATCATAAACCAAGTCAGCAAAATCATAACCAACCCCTTCATCCCATAATTGAGGTCTATCCATATCATCATTAATATAAGGAATTCTAAGAAGAACAAGGTCAAACGATGTTGCTCTCATTCTGCCTTGTGAAGTTCTCGTATTCAATAACTCACGGTCAAAAGAAGAGGTGTTAACCATTCTAAGTGTGTGTTTTGGTTTTTCATTACAATCAAGAGAAATTGTACCATTAGTTACTTTTTCTTTTAAAAGAGTCAAATCCAAATCAAATATAAATCGGCTATACCCATTAGGATATTGAGAAGTTGCTAATGAACCAAAAAATAGTTCAGTCACAGGATTTCTTCCTGTGTTTGTGAAGCTATTAGATATAATAGTGTTATTTTTACTGAAATACGAATTATTAATTGACATTAAACGTTGTTTGTTTAATAAATATCAATTAATTCGAATATTTTGATTTAGAATTGTATTTTCAGCGTCTGCTAATATTTGGTCAATTTCTGTGCTTGTCTGACCATTACCTGCGGCAACAGGAACAGGAGGTATTGTTGATTCGGGATGCACGTGTCCTTTTAAGTAGGAAAACATTTTTCTAAGTAAAATCATTAACTCATCACCTCTTACAGTTGGGTAAGTTTGTGTTTGAATACTTTTTTCACTACCAATAAATTTTTCTTGTGGAATACCATATAAAGTTTGACTTAAACTAATTTGACCTTTAGGACCTGCAGAATCTTGTGATAGTAAATAAAGTCTTTGACCTCCTAAAACACCATAAGTAATAGAACTTTGAGTGTAATTTGCTGGAGTAACTGTCTCAGTAACAACTTCAGAACTAGGACCTATCTTAGGTTTACCATTATTATTTTCTGAAACCAAAAAGAAACCACTTTGTTTAATACCATCGTTAATTTTTATTTTTTTATAAAACCTTTTAAAATTAACTAATTCAGCAATATCGTTTGCGGTAGATGCGGTTGTAAATTTGTTACCCGTTTCATAAGTTAATTTTGATGGTGTGACAATAAATGGGAATTGGTCAACCACATTTGGTGTTGAGGGTAATAAAGGATAGTTTGGGTCGGGTTGAATAAAACTGTTAAAAACACCTTGTATAGTTTTGTTAATTATATTAACCGCAGTTTCAAAAGAAACTGAGTTAAAATTAATACCACAAAGAAATGTATAATTTGTTCCTTCAGATAATTTAGTTATTGTATCGGATTTAAAATTTTGAGTATTAACCGATTCAGAAGGTATTACGTTATAAAATTTAACAGAACCATTAAAAACATCTTGGGTATTTTCTAAATTCATAATATCCCACACAACCATTTTTTTAACGACTTTTACAATTTCTTTAAGTCTTGCAAATGATTCAGGGTCTTCTAAATTTTTTGTCTGAGGAAAATATGATAGTTGTAAAAACGACCTAAGAGGATTACCCGCAGGTAACTGAGTTGATTTAAGAGTTTTAGTTTTTCCCGCTCTTATTAAAACTTCATCTTGTTTTACAATAACATCGGCACTACCACGACCTAAAAGAGAATTATCACCAGGTTCAGGAAATACCCCGAAACTATTTTTATTTCTATAAGTTCCATCAGTATTTTTAATACTTAAACCTTGTTTTATTCTGTCACCCGTAGCTAAAAACTTTTTAGAACCTTGGTAGTATTCAAAAGGAGATAACATAGGTGAAGAATACGGTCCTTGAATATAGAATTGGTTTTGAAAAACAAATTTTTTATTTTGATAAATGATATTAACGTATTCTCCTTTTTTTGGTATTTGACTTAAAAAAAACGGTAATAAAGGTAAAAATATTAAAGGGTCTCTACTTGACCATTTATCTTTTTCCTCACTCCAATTTGGAACTGAAGCGATGATATCTCGGTAGACTTCTGTTTCTGGCATAACCCTTAATCTACCAAGCATCATTGGGTCTTGGTCATCCAAGACGATACCAGGAAATATGATTTGATATTGATTGTCGTTAGTTATATTCATTTTTTAACTCTACCTTCGTATTCTTTTAAAATTAAATTGTATGTTGTTTCTAATTTATCCAAATGAGTAGATAATCTCAAAAGAGTTTCTTTTGTTAAATTAAAATCTTCTTGGATAAAATCCATAGCAAATGTTAAATCCTTGTTTGAATGGGATTTATAATCTTTTACTATTTTTAGTACTTTTTCCGCAGTTTCTTTTTTTGTCATATTTTTACATTTTTTTACCAAAAGCACTTGATGGAACTGTTAATCCTGCAGGTGTAATACTAAGAGCACCAACCGCAACTTGAACTTTACCATTTTCAGATTCTTCTTTAGCTTGAGCTTTCATTTGAGCGAATTTAGAAAGTACATTTAAGTTGGGGCTTCCGTCAGGCATAGGACCTGTAGGAATCCCTAATTTTTGCATTTCTTCTATAGTACCAATAAAGGCTCTTGTTTCAGAATAACCGTCTAAGATTTGGGAGGCAAAAAGAAGTGGTAATGGTACTTCACCACCCCATCCTGAAGCGACGATATTCAACAACTGTAATAGTTCATCAATAACACTTTTACACTTCCTCCAATCGGATATAAACTGTGCAATTAAAAGTAACAATTGGATTAATTTCAAAATCATAATAATTCTTTTGTCGGCCTTTTCTCTTGCCAAATCCATTATCACTTGTTGGATTAAATTTTGAATGTCTCTTTTTATTAAATTAAATAATTCCTGAACAAATAGTGAACCTACTTTAGAAACTAAGTTTAATACAAATTTTCTAAAAGTTTTCGCAAATTGTTGGAACGAATCAATACCATCAATCGCACTTTGTCCGATAGCCTTTAACATGGTCATAATCGGTAACAAAATTTTTGGAGTTAAAAGAGCGAATATTAACCCTTGTGCTAATAACTTAATAAAGTTAAAATCAACTGACGCTTGAATATTTGCTTCAATCCCTAAACCATTAAGTTCAGGATTATTGGCTAAAACATTAGTCACTTGGTCAGACGCGTTTTCCAAATCTGAATCAGGTACAAAATTTAAGTTATTTAGAGCATTTAATATTGATGTAGAGTCTACAGGGATATCTACATTACCACAATCCTCAAATTGTATTACACCTTTTTTTATGTTAGAAATTCTAAGGTCTATATTTCTTAAATCAATTTCAGTAAATTCAAAAAAAGATTCATCAATACCGTCCAACTCAGATACTTTCGCAACACCACTAACATCAATTTCTTTTACAGAATCAAAACACAACCCAAGTATTCTTTGTAAAATTAACATGAATTTACTTGCGTCCTCGGCTTGTACTAAACCAACGTTCGCCTGAATTGAAATTGCTCCACATAACGCCTCCATAATTTGGGCGATAATATTAGTAAAATCAACTAATTTGATTGTCTTGTAATAATCAACTAAGAATTCACCAACCTTGTTAACATTACCAATCCTGTTAGGTAAGGTTACCTTAAACCAAGGACCTGTTTGTCCTATGTTATCTGTCTCAACATATTGTATATCGAACAATGGTTGAGTAGACGCTCCTAAATACAACTGACCATTATCCACAGAATATGGTTGTCCACTTTGTATTCTTTGATATAATTCCCTATTCATTGAAAATGGGAATGACTGAATGGCTATTGGATTTTTTTCGTATAAAACTTTACCTATTTCATCTGCAGGGTCTTTTTTTAGCATTGACCCTAAATCAACCGATGAAACTTTTATGTATAAGACCTGTGCATTAAATACTTGTTGTTGGTCACAACCAACCGCGTTAATCGCTTCTTGTCGTAAAATTTCTAATATTTTTGGCTCAATGTTTTTTAAAGCCTGTAACATTAGTTTTTTTATGTACTTAGATGAATTACTTCCTTTACCTCCTGTAACGTTATTTAAATCTAATAACTGCTCAAATTGAGATTTAATCTGTTTTTGATATTTTTTAGTATCTTTTTTAAAGTTATTGATTTTTTCAGTAACTTCAGATTTCTTTTTATCAAAACTTTCTCCTTTTCTTTTTTTCGCCTTATCATAATCCGCTTTAGCATCTTTATATGATTGAGTGGCTTTGACTTTATCCTGAATCGCCTTATAATCCGCATTTAAATCTAATGAAGCCATTTTTACTTATTCATTTTGTAACTACCGTCAGATTTAGAAATATCTTTTTCTAACAAGTCTTTAATTATCTCATCATCGATGTCAATATCGGAAATAGAAAATGACTCCTTACTTGAACTTTGTTTTTCCCAAATACTTGATTGCAACTTAGACAACGATAATTTTTTATCTACACAGTCATTTATAATTTTTTGTTGTTTTTCAATTACAGGACCAATTAGAGTCATGTCCTCAGGCTCTTTCATCATCGACAACATTTTATTTTGAATTCTTATTGCAGTATTTCTCTGCTCAACAAGTTCATTATAAATCTCTTGCATCAATGAAAGAATGGATTCTTTTGATAAATTAATTTCTTTTTTTTGAGGTCTTCCCATAATAATAAATAGTTATTCTGTAATTTTATTTAGCCATTTTATCAACCAAGTTCACATATATAACTTTGTATTTTTTCATGGAACTTCTTATTTCTTTGGTAGACAAGTTTGTCATTTCTCTTAATGACAAAAGAATAATATTTTTATTAAATTTGTTATTTGAACTCCCTTCAAAAATACTGTCGTAGTTCTCAAATAAATCATATAAAGCGTAACCTAACTTAATTTCATTTTCATTTAGATTACCTTCTTTCAAGAATTTATCTAATTCTGTAAGAAAATTTCTTATTACTAATTCCGAATCAACAGAATCAGAATCTATGGAATATGAATAGTCGGTGTTATTTTCAAGTATGGGCGAAATATCTTCATAAGATATTTTTCTATTAATTTCCTTTTGGTCTTTAATTATTTGACCCATCAAATAATTCTTACAGATAGTACCAAAATAAGAATAAGCCTTCTTCTCTTTTGAAGGCTTAAACTTATCGATTTTAGTCATTAAAAATGAATGAGTGTCAGTATGGATTTCGTAAAAATCCATATCTTTTCGATACAATTTATACCTTCTTATGATAGAAGATATCATCTTATCCAGAGGTTTTCTCAAAAAATCGTTGTAGATTTTATTTTTTTCTTCCATAGAATCGGTTTCTAAAAATCTGATAACCGCTAATTCCTCTTGGACATCAAAATAATTTGCTTGTTTTGGTTTTCTACCTTTCTTTTTTGTTAATACATCTGTTGCTCCCGTTAAAACATTAACTTCACTCATTAAACTTCGGAAGGTTCGTATTTTATGGCTCTGTCATTGATGAAAAAATATTCTTTCTTAGCCGACTCAACCCAAAATTTAACCTCATCCTCAGATAACACATTGTCACCATTTTTGTAATTCCAAAAAATAGAACCTTCTCTTAGGTTTACATGTTTATACCCTATTCTTGGAATAGACATGAATTTAACATTATTATGTGTCATTCTTAAAAAGAATTCGTAGCCAAACGTAAGTTTGAAACTTGGTTTAATTAAACCAAAATCAATAAATTTTGATTTTTTAATAACCATACCTGATATTTGGAAATTTTGGTAAGTTTGTAATGTTTCATTTGTCAACATACCCATATCAGATGCAATGTTTAATGCAAACGTTGCTTCATTTGTAAAACCAGCGAATTGGTTTTTTTCATCAATATCGACAACAATTGGTAAGAATGCGTCAATTTCAGGATATGATTCTGAATATAGTTTAACGTTTTTAATCCAAATTTTAGAGTATTCATCATCAAATTCAAACAATGAAATCCAATTACCTGTAGAAACTCTAACTCCGTGATTAATTTGTTCCGCGTAGCTTGGCGGTTTTGTCCAAACTTCTCTTTTAACATTTATATCACCGAAATTAAATCGGTCTAAAAACTCTACTAATGCGGTTTCGTCTGTATGAACAATGATTAGTTCTTTAATTTGTAAAGTTTGTATTTTAATAGATTCAATCGCTTTTTCAAAAAGTTCATCAAATCCTCTAGCCGCTGCCGACTTAATTGGTAGTATTACCGAGATATCGAATTTTTCCATAATTTTATTCTTCTATTGTTGTAAATTTATTTAATTGTTCTTCAAATGAAGTTAATCTAGTGTTTATATAACTTTCAAAAACTTCAGATACTTTAGAGTCAAAAGTTTCTTTTGTTGGTAGTTTATCAACAGTGTTTTTCATTTCAGTCAAAAGAGTTTCATTAATATTATCTTCTAACCAATTTTGAAGAAAGTCCGCAACAAAATCTACAAGTTGAGTTTTATTGTTTATCCAAAGACCATTATCTTCACTCATCCAATGAGGAAGTACATTTGGTACTAAACCTAAAACGGGTACTCCTGATTTCATAGATTCTAATGGAAATGTACCATAACCACTTGTTTCGTCAATCCAAATTGATAAGAAACTATCCTGAAACGCTTGTGCGAATTGGTCTTCAGTTAGACTCTTCATATCTCTAAACGTTACCCATCTGTATTGAGGGAACTTTAAATAAAAAGATTTAACTAAATTAGTCGTGTCTCTCTGTTCTCTTGAATGAATTGTTATAATAGGTTTAGATGGTTTAGTTTGTTTTTTATATTTGTCAGAAATAAAAGGTTCAATAACGTCAAATGAAACATTTCTCATAACATTTGAAATGAATTCTTTTTGGAATTCAGAAGTTGTTATACATTTATGGAATCCTGTTTGACCCCAAGTCATACCAGGTTGTAATGTTTCTAACATGTGGTCATAAGCTTGACATAAGACAATTTTACCACAAGGAAGTTTTGATAACTGTGCCATTACAAAACCATACAATTCAGGGACAATGATGAAGTCTTCAGGTGAGACTTCTAAATTTTCGCCCTCAATAGATTTATGAGGTAAAGAATCCATATATTCTTTTCCTAACCATCCTGCAACACCTGTGTAGTCAGGTTTTTCATGTAGAATAATAGGATTAAAACCACTATTAAGTAGTGACATTCCTAAATTATAGATATACGCGATAGAAGCCTTTGCGTTACCTTTGGTGTCTTGAACCAACAAATAAATTTTACTTTTTTTGTTTTTTAAGTTCTCAATTGATTTTTCTAATTTTGATAAATTTTCTTGATTCATTTTTTTAATATTTATTTAGTAATTTTTTATTAAGGAGGGTATTGAACGCTAGTTTAAATGGTATCGATAAACCTGACGCTTTAGAACCCAAGTTTTCATCAACTTCTTCACTTTCGGTTAATAATGTTTCAGTTAATGCTTTAACCATATCATATTTAACAACGCTTATATGATTTTCAGGAACCCCTGTATAATCTTTTGGGGGTTCAACATTGATGTAGTCCTCGATTTTGTCTAAATCGAGATAATAATTTTCTCCTAAAATTTTTAACATAGTACTGTTTCATTTATTTTAGATTCTAATTCTCTAATAGACGTAATTGAGTGAAAAGAATCAACTTGTTTATTATATATTGTGTTATATTTTATAACCATTTTATCTTCAGGATGATTTTCTAATAAATTTGGATTTGATGTAATTAAAATATCAACTTGATTCCACATTTCATTTATAGTGTAGTTACTATAAAATACAATTTTCTCAAATTGACAACCAAATTTAGATAAGAAAAACAATGAAGCTGGTTTTGATTTACCAATCTCATCTGATACTATTATCATCTCGTGCTTATCTCTTAATTGAAAATACAATTCATTTAAATCGTTAAACGTGGTGTACTCTGTGGATTGAGCGTGACCAAAAATTTCCATCGGGAATTCTTCATATAAAAAAGAAAATAATTCCTCATCATCTCTAAATTTTAGATGAGATTTAACATCTAAAGAATCCAATCCAGAAATAACTTCATATTTGAACTCGTCTTCATCTTCAATACCTTCGGTTTTTTCCACGTAAAATTTATTATAGGTTTGTTCAATTTTACCCAAAGTATTTCTAAGAACACCGTTAATTTCTATACCAATCCTCATAAATTGTTTTTTAAAAAAATAGACATATTTTCTAAATTGTAATTATTCTCTATGAAATTTTTTAATTCATTAGTTTTAATAAGGTAGTCATCATAATTGTCAAATATTTTTTTAATTTTATTAGACGCGTCATTTACTATAGGGTTTGCCCAAAAAACTTCCTTGTCTTTAAAAAAGTTATTTTTATACCAAATATCTTCAGTAATTTCTATAAAGTTATAATCAACTAACTCACAAAATTCAGGAAGACAAAAATCTAAACATCCACCATAATTTGTCACTAAACAAGGTGTGCCTACTGATAATGCCTCCATTATTGTCAGTCCTGACCCCTCACTTCTATGAAGAGAAATGTATAAATCAGTCGCACAAAATAAATGATTCATTAACTCGTCTGAAAAAGTTTCAAAAATAAATTTAACTTTTTTAGTTTTAGGGTAGTTAAGTAATATGTCCCTGTTTTCTTGACTTAAGTTTTGACATTTTATTAATAAAACAGAATCTTCATCCCCTAATGATGATTCAAAAGACTCTATAACATGTAATGGATTTTTTCTATTTATATCACTAAATGAATCAAAAACAAATGAACACAAAAAAGTATTGGAATTAATTCCAAATGTTTGTTTACATGTGGACTTGTCCAACAGTTTAAATGGTGCTCCTGGAATATTTAAAGATTTTATAATTTTATTTGGTAATTCCTTTTCAAAAATACTTTTAGTAAAATTAGAAATTGTCCATATTTCATCAAAAAGCTCTGAATATTTAATCCAATACTCAGGAAGAACCTCTACTTCCCATGCCCATAAACCAATATTTTTTTTATGATTATTTTTTTTAAGATTAATAAAATCAGTCAAATCAATATCAGGATTACAACAAAATAGATTAGATTTGAATTTGTGATTAATAGTTGGTTCAATAAATTTGAACTCTTTAGATGCCGAAAACAAATCTAAATAATTGTAAGATATGTCAGTATTATTTATTGCTCTTAGTACTTGTCTGGCATTTTGACC